CAATAGCCGTAAATGATGAAAATACGCTATTGCTTCCGTTGGCACTATCAAAACCGCCTGAACGTGGCAATGCGCCGTTACCACCAGCACCGATCGTTACCGTGAAATTTGTATTTCTTGCACAACTGGTTGCAGCACTGTAAAGCACGCCGCCTGCACCACCACCGCCACCGCCGTTTGACCCACCACCGCCACCGCCAGCAACCACAACGTATTCAACGGATACCGCGCGTGGATAGTTTTGTGCAGCGACAATTCCTAAAATTGGCATTATGCAATGTCACCAATAACTGTGAAAACATTTGAAGCGGTGCAAATGATCGTCGCAGCTGAATAACGCGCTCGTAATTTTGGTGCAGCAGCAGTTGCACCTGTTGAAGTAATTGTTACCGAACCGCCTGAAATTGTTGTTTGTCCAACGCCAATTGATTGCACGTTGATTTGATTACCAGCCGCAAAAACACCAGCGGGAATTGTGACTGTTACTGCTGACGCATTTGAAGTCGTGACAAGTTTTGACACGTCGCCAACAACCAGGGTGTAGGTCGTACCTGTTTGGGCATTAAATGAAAGCGTTGTGTCGTCCTGCTCGATCCATGTGAAATCCATGTCGGTGTTCGAAGCCTTCGACAAGACCTGTCCAGTTGTGCCGCCTTTAAGATCAGCCAATGATGTATCTACCGCCTGACCAAAAACCTCGAAATCGGCTGGTAGGTCTGTGACCAAATCACTCGACGTCGGCATTTGCCAGTTAAAATTGCTGGTCGGATTTGCCATGATTTCCCTTTCGTTAAGCCACTATTGTGGCATTTTGCCAGTCTAAAGTCGGCGACACGCTTGCCCATGTTTCTGTTACTGGCACGTCATTCCAGCGCATTGCCTGCAATGAATAAGCCAATGGTGAAAGCAACAACGTCACCGAAAGTTGGTTGTAAGACGCTTGAAACGACCAGCCCTCGACAAAGCCCTGAAACGTACCTGATGACATGTTTAATGGCAGGTTGTTTAAGGAAATGGCTTCACCCATGAAAATCGTCAAAAGGTTGTCGCGGTCTGAATTGTCAATTTCAGGATTTGTCAGGTCAAATGTGATTGCTGAAAAAATGGGTTCTGGCTGGGCGCGCAACGATAAATAGAAATTTGCCTGCGCAGTGGCGTCAGTTGAATCATGCAATGTCGTTGTGATGACTTGCGCAAGATTGCCATAAATGGCAATTGAATTTGCGTCGCTTGCACTGACGTCGCTGCTGCTGGTTGCGCCGTATTTGATCGTTATCGCATTGCGAACGTCGCCAACGCGGGTGTCAATTCTTAGCCCACTAGCGCGGGCATGATTTGCGTCAAGGTCGACATAACCGTTAGCACTAAGGTATTGCGTGCGGTGTGTGGAATCTGCATAGCCAATGCGTCCTTGCGCGTCTTCGTATAAATAACCTAGACCCGAAGTTGCCAATGCCGATACCAGTGAATAAACGTCGATTGGATCTTGACCACCGCCCCTGGCTGCAAGGTCGTAATTGCCTGGTCGATCGATTTCACCCAAACCATTGTTTTCAGCATTTGCCCAAGTCGTGCCCGCGGGCGTGTAACCGCCCCAAGTAACTGAACCAGCGACCTGTGCCCAAGTGTTATAAAGAACCGTCGATAAGACTTCGTAAATCTGATCTCCGTCATAATCACGGGCAAGGGCGTCGGTAAAAATAACTTTTGGCAGACGTGCCAATGCACCCAATGCGGTGATCGAATAGGTCTGTGTGAACATGGTTGTACCGACGTCGCGCACTTCCAAACCAATGTCAACTACGTTCCCACCAAAAATCGGAACAAATGTGTTGGACGTGTCTTTGACCTGCACGGAAATTGTCGAATTAATCGATACGGGGATAGCCGTTTGATTGACGTCCAGCAGCTGAAGATTGACGTACCCCGCTTGCGCCTGCTCATAAATGTTTGTTCGACCGCTTCGAATGGTCAAATTGGCTAAAACGGCGTTTGTGTATTCCGTTCCGTCAATTGTGACTTTCCAAACGGGTGACCATTGCGTCATGCTGTTTGCAGGTTAGTTGCGCCACCTGTGCCGCGGTAGAAGGAATTATTCAAAGTGTTTACAATTGTGCGTGCAGTGCCTTCTCCGTCTATCGCACCAGTGACGGTCAGGTTGATTGTCGTGCCCATTCCTGCGCTTTCACCAATACGGGCTGAACCAGCGTTAAATGAACCAATAGCCGTTGTTGCGGTTTTGCTTGAAGCAACAACCCCTGGTGGCAATGCATAAGTATTGCTTGAAACCTTTGATTTCAATACGCCGTCCACAACCTCTAAATAATCAGGAATTTCGCCTGCACCTCTCATTGATGAAGTTGTAAATGTTTGACCATTTGGCATTGTGCCTGAAAAACCACCTGCACCGCCTACACCTAAACCGCTTGTATCAACGTTGCTTTTATTTGCCAACGCATTTGCGCCCGCTAATACGGCAGCTGCTATTGCTACGGCTGCAACGCCTGCCAATGGATTAAGTGCAAAATAAGCCGCAACACCAGCGACGATTGCTGAAGCCTTCAATGCGTTGTAAGCGGCAATGACTGTTTTGATCACGGTAATTGTTGCCATAACGGCTGCGCTGATTTTGGAAGTCACGAACATTGCAGCGATTAAACCAGTTACAACAAGAATTTCGTCCTTCAAAATGATAACTGTTTTGATGACTTTTTTGACCTGCTCGCCAAATTGAAACGCCCCGCTTGTTGCGTTTTTGCTTGCTTCGGTCAAACTGCCGTTGCCTGTAAGTCCATTGATGAATGATTCAAGATTGGGCACGACTGTGGTCAAAACATAATCTGAAAGTTGTTCAACAACGGGCAACAAGGCTGCGCCAATAGATTCTTTGGCTTCGTCGGTTGCAATTCTAATTCGCTCAAATTTGACCGCTGCGGTTTCGGCTGCGCCTTCGGCAAATTGCCCGTAAGTTGTTTCAAGCGATTTGATGATCGCTTCATTGTCTTTTGACTTCAAAAGATTTGCGTCAAGACCTAAACCAAGTTTTGCTAGGGCTGCGGTGTTTCCGTCGTATGCCTTACCCAGCGCGTTTGCAACTGTTTCGACTGGCTTGCCAACTGCAACGCTTAGGTCAAGGGCAAGATTAAGCAAACGTTGTGCTTGTTCGGTGTCCTGGGTACTTCTAACCAAACGGCTAAACGCTGGGCGCAATTGATCGTCAGTCACACCAATGGCAATTGAAGTCTTTGTTATGTAATCCTCAACGCCCTTAATCTGCGCGGCTGTGGCATTGGTTGTTGCTTTGATTGTCTCGGCAAGTTTTTCCTGCGCCAATGCGTCTTCAGCAGCTGCTTTGACTGCGTCTGCACCAAATGCCAACGCGGCAGCGCCAGCCACGGCAAATGCCAATGCAGCCTTTTTTCCAAACGCGGTTGCCTTATCGCCAAACGATTCTGTCTCTTTGCTTGCTGTGTTTAGCCCAGCGACTAAATCTTTGGTTTCAGCAAGAATGGATAGTTTGAGGGTGCGACTTCCAGCCATTAGTCATACTTCCTAACTATCTTGTCAAACGCCTGTTCCCATTTTTGAATGATCTCAGGCTGGGCTGAACGCAATGTCGGATAGATAAACCAACCGCGTGACCCGCGACCTTCTCGACCTGACCAAACTGGAAACTGTTTGTATTTGTTTGAACCAAATTCTGAACCGCCCCACAATTGTTGCGTCGTACCGCCACCGCTTAATTTTTGACCAGCAAAACCAAAACTGATTTCACCGATTTTTGATGACTTTGAAACCCTCGAACCTTCAGCGACTTTGTTGTCCAGGCGATTGCGGGTGACGCTGCTTGCGGTTGCAACAATTTTGCCACGAACGAAATCTGCTAGCGCGCTTGAAGTTTGTTTGGCTTGATCAATGGCTTCGTCGTCCATTGCTTTGAACGCGCGCGTAATTGAGCGCAATTCGGCTTTGTCATAAGTGATTGCGTCACCTGCCATTATTGCGCCTTTCTAAAATCTCGATAACGGTCAGAATGTCCTCGGCTGATTCAAATGCGCTTGGGGGTAGCCCCGTTGCCAGGG